AACAAGTAGACGCAGGAACAGAGATAGAAATACTGCTAGACAGAAAGATTACCGAAACAGAAGTTACATCGACAAGTCTTAACAATGCTGGTGGTCTAGGTGTAGAGACTGTCATTACTCTTCCTTACCCTATCAACACTGGGGCAGACATGATTGTAGTAGGAAGATACGAGGCAGGTAATACTCTCCTAAGACATGGACAAGTTATTGAGCCACAGTCTCAAACATCTAATACGATCACAGTCCTTGGAGATTTAAAGACAGTAGTAGGAGGCAAGACACCACGCTTCTTTATCGGAGAAAGATACACTATGACTTACGAGTTCAGTACTCCATACATAAAAGAACAGCCGCAAGGTGGTGGTGTTGCATTAGCAGCAGGGCCGAAACTACAGATGAGAACGTGGACTGTAATCTTTGATGAGTCGTCAGCCTTTGAGCTAAAGGTTACTCCTGCAAGTAGAGACACAAACACTTATCCATACAACGGAGTCATCGTTGGTGAAGCTCCTCCACTTATCGGAGATCCTTCAGTTCTTACAGGATCTTTCCGTGTACCTGTGATGGCAAGCAATATAGATACTAAGATAGTTATATCCTCTACAAGTCCACTACCTTGTCGATTCCAATCAGCCGAATGGGAAGGGTTCTATCATACGAGAGCGAAAAGGCAGTAGCTTATCAAAGACGTACAGAGTTAGAAGATATTAGAATTATTGGCGACAACATGAGAGATGAGGATATAGCTGAGATCAGGGCACAGTCAGGACTAACACCTGTCGCTAGTCTGTTCTACTGTTTCTTCAAGAGTAACCCCTGTATGACTATGGTTAGCAGGCATGGACACCCAATGGGTATGTGGGGTGTTGTACCTGAATCAGAGACATCTGGTCGTATATGGATGTTGGGTTGTCAGTCAATGTTGGATGATCCAAGTGACAAGCGTACATTTCTAAGAAGATCTAAAGTAGAACTAGACAAGATTATTCAGGAGTATCCTGTATTATTTAATGTAGTAGATGCTAGAAACAAAGTTCATGTCAGATGGCTTCAATGGATGGGATTTACATTCATTAAAAAGCACTCAGAATATGGGCCAGAGAGTCGTCTGTTCTATGAGTTCGTGAGGATCTAATTATGTGTGAACCAGTCAGCATAATTATGGGGGTCATGTCTGCTGGCCTCCAGATAATGCAGCAGCAAGCAGCGACTAGAGCACAGAACGCACAGATAGAATTTGAGAACATGCAGGCAGAGCAGCAGTATGAATACTCTGTGCTGCAAACTGATGCAAATAGAACAGGAGAAGAACAGCAAAGACAGATGCAAGAAGATCTAATGGCACAGAATGAATACCTTGCAAACGAAGCATACGAAAGTGATATTGCACAATTAAATTTACAACTAATGCAAGAACAAGAAGCAGCAGGACAAGCTAAAAGAGGAGCAGCGTTAGAAGCTATGGAAGCTAAAGGTGAAATACTTGCAGCAGGTCGTTTTGGTAACTCAATTCAAAACTTAATTGCAGACGCAAGGCGAGAACAAGCAGTCTTTGATTATGCGACGTCACAAAACTTAGCCTTTACAGGTAAGCAGATACAAGAACAGAAGAGAGGATCAGGTATAGAAAGAGCTAGTCGTATTGCAAGTCAACAACCATACTTAGAGCGAACGTACCTAGATCCATTGAAACCAATGAAGCGAGGACATGTTCGTGGCCCTGGCTTTGTAGGTTTATTAAGTGCTGGACTAGGAGGTGCTACTACTGGATTGAACACGGCAAGCTCAATCAAAGGTGCTGGCTTTAAATACACTAAAGCTGGTGGATATACCAGAGGATAACTATGCAGCCATCATTAACTAAGAAAACATCAAGACGTTCAATGGGTGGGCCAAGTATGGGTGCTGCCTCCACTCCATTTCAAGAACTGTCGATAAACGAACCAGCATTAAGACCTCAAGCTGCACCTGTCTCTAGCTTTGTTCAAGCACGAAGTCCTAATGCACCAGGGCCAGTTGTACTTAGCGATCCTCAACTGACACCAGAGCCAGCATCTATAAGTAATCTTGAGAAACTTGCAAACGAACTTGGTTCTTTAAATACAAACTTAAAGCAATTTGCTAGTGCTGGTATTCAGCGTGCAAAAGATGTTGACGACGAAAGACGATTAGTAGGAGAAACAACTTCTGATTTATTTCAAAAAGATTACCCAGGCCAAACCTTTGTTCAAGCAAGGGATGCTGCCGAAAAGCGAGCAATAGCAGGGGATGAAAACGCTAAAAAATTATTCAATTATTATCAGGCGTTAAGCCCGATGCAGCAGAGTTATACAGAAAGATATTACGACGCAACAACACAAAGAGCTAGGTTAAATGCGTTAGAAGGAAAGATTGATGAGACAGGTTCAATACAATTATCAAGAGGTGGAACATTAGAACTATCTGCTGTATCTCCTAATGCACCTGAGTTCCTAAAACTTTTAACAGAAGCAGCAGGGCCATTGTCAGTTGATCCGTTAATAAGAAAAGACCTTGATCCTTTAAGAAAAGAAATATTTAGAAGAGCAATAGGCAGTCATGCAGAAAGACACGCCACTTGGAAAAAGAAACAATATATAGACATGGTTAACTATGCAACTGAAGAAGATTTCTATGCAAAGACTGCTACTCCTGATGTTGTCGCAGAAAGAATAAGTGACAGACTTGATATGGCTAGAAGAGTTTTAGGCATAGAAGGTTATCAACAAGTTGCTGATTCTGTATCAAAAATATTAACATCGTTAAGTACAAAAATGTCAGAAAAAATTATATTAGATAACGGTAATAAAATTAATGCTTGGGAGCCAATCCCTGAAGGAAGAGTAGAAGTAAGAAGAGAGGTAGATGCACTTGAGTCACGTTATTATTTGAACAGATCTTTAGAAATTTTTTCTAAAATACAAGCAGGGCCGAACGGTGAAATGTTAATAGATAGACTTAACCCAGAAGCAAAGCAAGAGTTAAAGATGGCTATACTTAAACAAAACAAACAGTTAAAAAATTACCACGATTCTTTATCTCAAGATGTAGGAGAAGATGCAGGAGAAAAGTATTTTGAAATTGCAGGATTAAACGATTCAGATACTTATGAAACTACGCAAGATAGAACAGCAGCAATAGACAGAGCTACAACGGCAATAGAGAACGATCCAACACTAAAAAACGATCCTGTTGCCAAAGCAAAAGCTCTTCAACTTGTGAACGATAGAGCGACAATAAATCAAAGAGCATTTAGCAAGCCTGTTCAAGATTCTTTGATAGAACAAGCGTCTGCAATAGTTAACAATCCTGACTTAGACACAACAACCAAAAGGCTTAGACTTGATAACTTAGGTATTCAAGGATTAACTCAAAAAAATCTTGCTCCTTTTTATGCAAGAGTTACAAAAGAAGATGACAAAGGTAATCTGTCTGTTTACAGAGGAAGCGTCAAAAAGAAACTTAACCAATTACAAACAAGAAAAAGAGATATTTTAATCTTGCAAGGTAACGGTAACGCTAGTTCTAACGAGCTTGACGGAACAGGCTTGCAAAATTATGTCGTATTTTTTGAAGACATGAATAAAGAAAGAGCAGACAACAAGCTTGCCGTTTTCAGTAAAGAGCCACCAGCAGATTTCAAGGGAGGAGATGAAGCATGGCAAAGAGTTTTAGAGCAAGAATACAAACAATCTGACTTAGCAATAATAGATAAATACAGCAAAAGCTTAGATACAGAAACCCAAGAGTTACCAATCAACCAAACAGGTATTATTAAAGACTTAGATGCAAGGATGAAAAAACCTTTGCTAGATGGAGACAAAACAAAAATAGACAATCAATTAAAAGTAGGTCGAGTTTTGTCAGGGCCAGACTTTGAAAGAGAATTAAGGTCGTTACTTAAAGAGGGATACCTTAGTGACTCAATGAGAAAGTTTTTAGCAAAGATAGGCTATAGAAACAAAGTTGCAGATTACTTTGAGGGGCAATGGAAGTATTACTTTGCAAACGATCTACCTGAAAATATCAAAGAACAATTAGAGAAAGTTCGCATAGACTCTAGGGATAAAGGATTGACTCTGTTTATCCCTGGCAGAGCAACTCCTGATCTAAGCAACCTGAAGTAATTTCATGTCAGAAGAAAATTTAAACCAAAGTGGCCTTCAGTTCACCACTAATAAAGAAGGCTTAAAAGAAGCTACATGGGAAGGAGATTTCTTTCAAAGAAGTGACATAGAAACAGAACAAGGGAATGATCCTCTTAAACAAATTCCAATCGTAAGTAGCATCGCAACCCTTGCTGACGGCATAGTTCCAGCAGTAGGAGAGTATGTAGAAAAGGGGAAAGAATATGGCTTTGCAAGTAAAGAAGCAATTCAAGGAGGTATGCAGCAATACGGCGAATATGTATTGAAAGACATTCAGGGGTCAGGGCTAGGAAGATCAACAAGCAGAACTACTTTTAAAGCAGGACGAGATTTTATTCAGCAGCCTGCAAATGTTGCTGCTGCAATGCTTGATCCAAATAGAAAATTAAGCGATGGAGATGTCGGAATCCTTTGGGGAGAGCCTTTAGCAGATGTAGAAACTAATCCAGTTGAAGGTTTTATAGCAGAGCCAATTAAATACATAATGATGATGAAAGCGGCTCAATACGCTTTCGCTCCTTTAATGAAAATAGGTGCTGTCTCTAAAGGGATAGCAGGAGCCAAAGGTTTCTTTGATCCAAAAGTTGCTGCAATTTTAAACGGAGCAAAAACAAAAGCTGGCAATATCCCTTTCCTTCCCAACCCAAAACTTTTTCCAAAATGGGTTCCTTTTGTTGGAGCAAAAACAGCACAAGAGATTGCAACCTTAAGCGGAATAAAAAGTCTTCAAGGCATTGTTCCTGGTTTTGCGTTTGATACTTTCCTCTTTGAGCCAAAAGCAACAGGGGAGTGGCAGGACGATGGAAGTTTTGATTTTTATGAAGGCAGTGGCATTTTTAAAATAGATCCAGACGATAGCTACTTAGACGCAATAGGGATTACAAGCCATGAAGGTGCTCTTTTCGGAGCAGCAACAAACCATGCTTTCCCTGTAGGTAAGGCACTTTTAAGAAATCGTTCTTTCGTAGGCAAAATATTTAAAAGAGCACAAGGCGTAAACATATCTAAAATAAAAAATCATATTGATAACGGAGGAGAAGAGCTTGCTTCTGTAATTGAAAAGGCTGGAAATGGCGACAAAAAAGCAATTAAAACACTAAAAGTATTAAACGTATTTCAAGAGAACACAGAAGTTCCAATACAAGAAAGACTTATAAATGATGAGATGTTCCAGAGAGATGTTCAAGGTGTTCTTGAACTTGAAGGTGTACTAAAGAACGACCCAGTTAAAGCAGAAAAAATAATTGCTGACACTCCCACTGATATTGAGATGATTGAAGCTGCGATTGAGACAGGTAAAGCAGCAGAAAAAGCTGGCTTAGAGCTAAAGAAGTCAGAGCACATGGCAGATGCTACTAATACAAATATTTCTCCAGACCCTTGGGATGGTGATATTAGAAAACCAGAAATAGCAAACACAGAGATTGTAGATATTGCAGACATAGATGTAAAACCAGAAGAGTTTCAGTTCAAAGAAGCTGGTCAGTTTAGAACAGAAGGTGACTCAGGTACTTTCACTAAAGATCAAACTGCTTTTGACGACGACTTAGCTCAAAACATTAATGTGTGGCGTGATCCTGCAACAGACAGGTTTGTTGTCGTTAATGGTCACAACAGACTTGCTCTCGCTAAGAAACTAGGTCGATCACAAATTCGTATTCTTGAAGTACAAGCAGCTAGTAGTGCAGAAGCAAGAACAATAGGTGCTTTGCAAAATATTGCTGATGACAAAGGAACTGCTATTGATGCAGCAAAAATCTTTAGAGATCCAAGTGCCACACGAATGGCCTCAGAAAGAGGTATTGATTTAACAGGCAGTCAGGCAGGCAAAGGCCTTGCATTAAGTCGATTGCCAGAAGAAATCTTCACTCAAGTTGCAACAGGAAAATCAACTGTAGACAGAGGTATAGCTCTTGCTTCTGTTCCTGGTGTAGATCCTGCTGTAATGAGAGATGTATGGGCCTCTGCAAACAAGGGAAGAAAATGGTCGGCTGAAGTCATAGAACAAGCAATGAACGAAGCCAAGTTTTCTGTCACAACTGAAGGGCAGGAAGGGTTCTTAAAGGAACTTGGCATGGATATGAAGTCAAGCGACTGGGTTAAAAGATCGAGAGTAAGGTCTGTTATTTTTAAGAAACTAGGCAACAAAGTTACTGCTTTAACTCAAGTAGCTAAAGGTGGAGCAGCAAAAGAAATCCTAGAAGAAGCTGGTAACACAGTAGAAGTTTTAGGAAGCAGGGCACAAAGAGCACAAGCGTTAGCTGTTAAGCAAAGATTTAATGAAGTTTTAAATTACAAAGGCCCAGTTAGAGATCTGCTTGAAAAAATTGTAGGAGAAACTAAAGATGGAGAATCTTTGCAAGCAATAGAAAAAAGAATAGCTAAGTACCTAAAACGAATTGAAAAAGCTATTGATAAAGAATTAGTACAAGGCAAGAAAGATGTACCAGCAAGTCCTAAAAAAGTTAGACAAACAGTAAGGAAAGAAAGAGTAGTTGATACTCCAGACGACAAGTTAATCAGAAATGTCGAAGAAACTAAAGCAACCGAACCACAACCTCTTGCTACTGCTATTACAAAAGTTCCTAAAACTACTCCTGTTACAAGGTTCTTAAGACTTGCTTCTAACGAAGAACAAGGGCAAATAGCTATTAGAAGACTTGTCGCAGCAATGGATAAATTTTCTAATAATGTCAAGAGAAAAGATAGAACAGTTGTCGATACAGTTGGTGACTTAGTTAATCTTTTAAATGTCGCAAGAGTTGCAACAGAAGAAGCAGTTCAAAAGGCATTGAAAGATGTAAATGACACCATAATATTCTTGCAAAGTCCTAAGTTTAGACTGCCAGGAACTAAGAAAATACTTACCGAAGGAAGGGCTATTCGTGATATGCAGGCCGAGGTGAAGTTGCAGAAGAAAGCTTTAAGTAAAAAGATAAAAGCTTTAGGCCCAGAACCGCTAGATGGCGATCCTAATTACGATGCTTATTGGTCTAAAAGAGAAAAGATTGAAAATGAAATGGGTCTGACAAAAGACTGGAAAGATGTTCTTGAAGATGTAGACGAAGCAGACAAAGATACACCTGGATTCTTATCAGGAGAGCTAGAACTTCCCAATGTTCATAAGAAAGTAAACCTTGGCACAGGACATACCAACAGGATTAACGACTATCTAAATATTCGTAAGCAACTAAGAGATGAAGTAAGACGAATTACTGGACAAGATGTTGACTTTGAATTACTAGACACAATCGAAGGCAGACTAGATAAAGCACAAGCTGCTGCTTACGGAGCAAAAGAAGGAGATACTTTTAGTGCTTTTGGAATGTATCAACCAAAAGAATTGACTGGAGAGATAGACGACATAGTTATGGTTGCTATGAATTCAGGGGGAAGAAGAATGACATTAAGCGAAATGGTTCAAGCTACTTATCACGAAGCATTTCATAGATTACAGATTAGATATTTAACACCTAGAGAGTTATTAACCCTACAAGGTGCAGATAAAGAACTTAGGAAGTTAGCAGCACAAACGGTTACAAGTTCACAATTAAAGAAAGATATTTTAAGTGGAGTTACTAGCAGCAATGAAGTGCAAGCAATGGCTTTCCAAGGCTGGTATTTAACAAGAGATAGATTCTCAAAAGCCACATGGAACGAGCCTTTTGAAAAGATTGCGGAGATAGTGCAAGCAGTCAAAAGATACCTTGAAGGTAAATCTTTAAATACTTTTGACGACATCTTTGAAAATGCCTACGAAGGTGATTTTCCACAAAGAGGAGAAGTTACAGGTAAGGCAAGGATGGAAGCAGACAAGATTATAAATAAGCAAAGACAGTCACTAGCATCTCCTAACGGCCCAATGCTTGCTGTTAACAACACAAGGAAAGCTCCTGACATGGGAGATGAAGACGAAAGTTTTGCAAGACGTTTTGCAGAAGCCTTAAGGCAGAACGAAGATAAACTTAAAAACGGAGAAGTAACAAGAGCAGAGTTATGGGCACAAAACAAGTATCAGAAAGTAAGGAGTCGGTCAGGCAAATATGTTTACAACTCACAAGCTGAAGATCTTATTGCTGGCATGGAAGCAATGGGAAGAGCAGAACTAGATACAAGAGCAGGACTATCAGGCATACCTAAGTTTGACGGCATCACTGTGCAAAGGCACAATCATCAATGGTTTGAGAAAAGACAAGCAGATGGAGCAGGGATACTTAGAGGTTTGTCGGAACTTGCTAAAGGGTTTTATAAGTATGAAAATGGTGCATTAAACAGGGCACAAGACTTTGCAGACAAGTTGCAATTCGCAGCACAAGCAGAAGCAGCTAAATGGATTAACTCTATCAACAACCCAACGATAGATAAAAGAGTACAACTAGCTCGCTTAGTCGTTGCTGCTGATTCTTCAAGAAGAATGAATAGAGCAATTATGAAAGTCACAAGACCTTGGGGCCAGTTAGGTCAAGAGATGCAGCTACCTAGAGATATTGACACTTACTCTTTACCTGACAATTACAAGCTTCCTGATATAGATAACAGCATTGACGATGGTATTGCTCCACCTCAAGGAAGCTATGTAGACAACGCAATAAAAGAAGAGCTAAAGATTACCCCAGGAACAAACCCTGCATTAGATGAAACAGCAGGAGTTTTTGTGGGTCTGCGTGACGCATTAGAGACAGGGAAAATTACACCAGACGCACAGGCTGCTGCTGACGAGATAGCTGACAGCATATTGATTGCTGGAGCATCACCAGCTTCTGCCGACAAGATATGGTCTGGATGGCAAGACCTTGGAAAAAGGGAAACAGCCATTAAAGGGTTTGAAATCTTTAGAAGCAGTAACATGATTAGTGGTGGAATGACTGCTGGTAAAGGATTCTTTAATGGCATATTTAATTTAAGCACTTTAACTCTTGAACAATCCATAGGTGGAGCACTTTCAGGAGATATGGATAGAGCTTTGTACTCTTTGCAAATGTATGGAAATTACTGGAACAATCTAAGACACGCTTTTAGAAACGCAGCCATTGGCTTCCAAACAGGCAGGCCAATGGGCAACCTTGATAAATCAAGTATTGATGCTTTAGGAAAAGTTGCACAGAAAGATGCTCAAGGTGAGTTGATCTCAGAAAGTACAAGGACTGGCTGGAATATAAACACTATGGATATGGATGCTGAGTATGCAAAAACACTTCCTGGGCAAGTTCAAAACACTCTTTGGAAAACCTTGGGAACTGTAGGAGGAAGAATGGCGGTAACTATTGACTCGTTTAACAGTACTGTCGCTGGCTGGAGCTATGAATATTTCAGGCACATGCCCAGAGGTATGGAGTTAGCAGTAGAAAAAGGACTTAAGAAAAATAGCAAAGAAGCATTTGAAGAAGCCTATGCTTACGCTCAAAGACGTACAGACAATGCTGTTAAATCAGCAGTGATAGACGGAAAAACAATAACAGAGGCAACTATAGACAGTCCTTTTGCTCAAAGGTTTGCAGATGCTGTCAACTTTACAGACGATTTAATGGCGACAATGGATAAAAGAACCTTGCAAGATGGGATGCAAAAAGGAAAGGCAAGAGGATTGAAAGATAATGAGCTACTAGATTTTGCTAAAGATTATGTCGAACATGGAAACTTAGTACAAAGAATTGCAAGTAGAATGACAAGTCACGAAGCATCTCAAGACTTGCTTGCACCAGGCCGATGGGGTTCTGTTCCATCGCTTTTACTAGCAAGAGCTAGAGAATTACCAGTAGCAGGGCCAGTAGCAAAATTCATGGTTCCCTTTATGAAAGTACCAACTAATATTTTTAAAGCTTATTTAGTAAGAACAACTATCCCTGGCACACCTATTCCTGGGGCTATATTTGTTGATACTTGGTGGAGAGATATTGCAAGTTCTGACCCTGGAACAAGACAAAGAGCGTTAGGTTCGATGGCAGTAGGAAATGCAGCGACACAACTTCTTACAGGTGCAGGTGCTTTTGGGTTATTTAGGTTTAACGGTGGCGGGCCAGTTGATTATGTCGCAAAGCAGAAATGGCTAAGAGATAGACAAATGCCATACAGCGTTCAAACGTGGAACGAAGAAGAACAAGTATGGGATGCTCCTGTTTCGATGGACTCATTAGAGCCTTACGCAACACTCTTTGGAGCTATTGGAGATTACAACGATGTTCAGGCAAGACTGACGGATGAAGAAAGAAGCAAAGCAGCAGCAGCATTATCGTTTGACATTTTAAGACTTTCACTTGCAGGGCAACTTAGCAAAACATATTTCCAAGGAGTTAGTGAACTTGTTGAAGCAGCGTTTGATCCTTCTAAAATTTATACAGGGCCAAACAAAAGAGGTGCTCTTCAGAAATATTTGCAAAGACAAGTTGCAACATTAATACCTTTAGGAAGTGCTTTGAAACAAGGTCGCTATGGACAAGACCAAACAGCAAGAACTGTCGAGCCAAGCACAAGTGAAAAGCCAATCATGGCTTACTGGGACGAGCAGTGGGCAACAATTAAGAACGGATTACCTGGTTATTCACAAGACAATCCTGCGATTGTTGACTGGACAGCCCCTGGTGCTCCTCCTGTTGAAGCTCCTGCAATGTTTTTCACAAAAGAATTAGCAGAGAACAATCCTTGGATGGCTTCGATGCTGCAATACGTTCCTCTCGTTAACGCCTTTAAAAGAGGCAAGATGATTACAGACCCAGTAGCATTAAACCTTGCAAACCTTCACGGAAAGGGCACTGCCTTTCTTGGGCCTACTGCAAGTGATTTTGGATCAGATCAATATTTAACACCTACAGAATTAAATGATTACAGAAGAATTTTTGCCACTGTCAGAAATTCTAAAGGGTTAACATGGCATCAAGAAATGACTAAATTAGTAACTAGCAACTACTGGAAAAAGCCTAGTATGGACGAATCGCCAAGAAAAGGAGAGGCAAGCTATAAAGCTTTAGACATACAAGATTTAATTTCAGATTTCAAAGAAATTGCAAAAAAAGAATTTCAAAATACAACATCTAAAGGCCAACTTATTTTGCAAGGAGAATTACAAGAAGCAGAAAGAGAACTGAAAAGAAAGGCTTTGAAACAAAATACAGATGGAGAATTACAAGAAGCAGAAAGAGAACTGAAAAGAAAGGCTTTGAAACAAAATACAGATAATGTGTCACAATTTACTGAGAAGGTCAGCTACTAAGCCATGAGTTACACAGTCGGATCAACGAGAGTAATCAACACTACTTCTTCTAGTGGAACTACTGACTTTACTTTCACCTTCCCCTATATCAAGGAAGCACACATTGAAGTTTACAACAATTACACTAAGTTAAATCAAGGAACAGGAGCAACAGAATATCAGGTAATAACTAACGTATCTCCTAAACTTATACGATTAGGAACAGGTACAACATCAGCAAATGTAAGAATAGAAATAAGAAGAAACTCATCACTAGATTCTCCTCTTGTCGATTACGCCGATGGTTCTACTCTTACTGCTAACGACTTAGATACAAGTGCCCTACAGAGTTTATATATTGACCAGGAACTAAAAGATAGCCAGTTCCAGACTGTAACGACATCAGAATCTACAGGTCTACCAAGCTTAGGAAATAAAAGGTTAACAGAAGTAGCTGATCCAACAGCAGCACAGGACGCAGCAACTAAAAGCTATACAGATTCCACTATTGATACAAAAATAGATTCAGCCCTGACTGATGATATTGCTGCTGGTTCTAGCATATCTATTACTGATAATTCACCTAGTTCTGGAAAGGTTACTCTTAATGTTATTGCAGCTAGTGGGTCTAACTCTGGAAGTTTGTCGGCTTCAGATAAAACTAAATTAGATGGTATAGAGACAGGTGCTACAGCAGATCAGACTAACGCAGAGATTAGAACAGCAGTAGAAGCAGCCAGTGATAGTAATGTATTTACTGATGCAGATCACACAAAACTAAACGCAATAGAAGCAAGTGCAACTGCCGATCAAACAGATGCTGAGATAAGAGCTGCTGTAGAAGCTGCTTCAGACTCTAATGTATTTACTGACGCAGATCATACTAAGTTAAACGCTATTGAAGCTTCAGCTACTGCAGATCAAACAGCTAGTGAAATAAAGACGCTACTACAATCTGATAAACTAACTTCTTCTGAAATAGCAACTGGTGCTTTAGACGGAAGGTATTACACAGAAACAGAATCAGACGCTAGATACTTCAATATCAGTACAGGTGACACGATTAAAGATGGCGATACCTTCCCAGACAATGACACAACCATAGCCACAACTGCTGCTATCAATGACAGGATTATTGATTTAGTAGATGACGTAGGTGGTTTCGTACCAATAGCTAATGAAACATCTTTTCCTAACGCTAACCCTGACGTTAATAACGGGGCTGGAACTCTTGTATCTATTAAAGCTCTCGGCAGCAACCTTACCTCTAACGGATCTGGAGTTGCAACCATTTCTAATGGTACTGTCGGTAACTCAACAGTCACCATCACTGGTTTAGCTAATAGCACAACTTATGCTGCTACCTTTGGAATGATAGTAGAGACTACATCTACTTTAAATACTTATACATTCCATAGATTAGTTCCTAAAGCTACTGAAGTATCAACAGTCTCTGGTTCTATTAGCAACGTAAATACAGTTGCTGGAGCTATTAGCAATGTCAATACAGTAGCTGGCAACAATGCCAACATTACTACTGTTGCTGGAATCAATGCCAACGTAACTACAGTTGCTGGTATTAGTTCTAACGTAACTTCTGTTGCTGGAAACAGTACAAATATCAATGCTGTTAATTCAAACTCAACCAATATAAATACCGTTGCTGGTGCAATTACTAATGTAAATACTGTTGGAGGAGCAATAGCTAACGTAAATACCGTAGCTACTAATATCTCTAGTGTTAATGACTTTGCTGATCGTTATCGAGTAGCTAGTTCAGCACCTACATCTAGTTTAGATACAGGTGATCTTTACTTTGATACTACTGGTAATGAGTTAAAGGTATATAACGGTTCGGCTTGGCAAGGTGGTGTAACAGCTACAGGAAACTTAGTATCTAAATCTGGTGATCAGATGACAGGTAACCTTACCTTCTCTGGTAGTCAAACAGTTGATGGTAGAGATGTTTCTGTCGATGGCACAAAGCTAGATGGTATCGCAGCAAATGCTAACAACTACACACACCCAAACCATAGTGGAGAAGTAACATCTTCTGCTGATGGAGCACAGACTATTGCAGATAATGTAGTTGATGAAGCTAATTTAAAAGTATCTAACTCACCTACTAATGGTTATTTCTTGTCTGCTCAGTCTGGCAACACTGGTGGTTTAACTTGGGCTGCTGTTAGCACAGTACCAACTACAATTACAGTTGCAGACGAATCTACAGATACCTCTTGTAATGTCTTATATGCAACTGCTGCTACAGGTGATTTAGCACCTAAAACTGGTACTAATCTTACCTTTAATTCTAATACAGGT